CAGGAACAAAGACATCGCATTTTGAATGGAGCTATTTGTATCCAGACCCTGGTGCGGCTCTTAAGACGCTCGGTCGGGAGACATGATCAACATGATCTTATCGAGGAAATCCGCTTGCAGGCGGAGCGGATCGAACAGGCTGTCAAGACGGATGATATGCAATGGCCAATGATATCGAGCTCCGGGACGTGCTAAGGACGACGATCTTCGACACGGTTGGTTACCCCATACGCTACGTGCCGAAAGACGGGGTGGCTAGTGATATCACGGCTCTCATTGAGTTTCGGGGCGATGCCATCGAGGGAGGGCTGGTTGCTGCAGTTCAGGAAACCGCCGTGGTCCACGTCATGACTGAGGACGTGCCGGCACCGAGGTATCAGGATGTGGTGGAGTTCGATGACCGGTCCTGGGTGGTCGTCGAACGCAATCGGTCAGGCCCCGTGACGTGGGCCTTGACCGTCCAGGCGATGATGGGGTGATGATGCTCGACGATTTCTTGGCCCTTGAAAACATTCTGGTGACGCGGCTGCAAGACGGTATCCCCGAGTTGGCCGCGTGCGGATCATATCTCACGCTGACGACCCTCCAACACACAGCTCTTGTGTTCCCGTCCGTGTGGGTCGGCTACGGTGGGTATCAAATGGAGGGCGATCCCTTGGCTCAAGGGACCGTCCAGCAGATTAGGCAGATATGGCACGTCTCCGTACTGGTTAGGGTGGGGACGGATCCCGGCAGCGGCTCCGATGTGCGCGCTGCAGCCGGCCCGCTAATAACCAAGGTTTTGAAACTGCTTATGGGATGGAAACCGGGAGACCGTATGCGGCCCCTGGAGTTGATTGCGGCACCGGACCCCGAATATGGCGACGGTGTCGGGATGTTCCACTTGAGTTTCGCGTGTAGCATACCACTATCCAATAGATAGTAGGAGGTGAGGGAAATGGCAGATTATTCCTACATCGGAAGCGGCAAGATCTACATGAGGGACCTTTCCGGATCCGGCGGGCTCATCGAGGTGGGAAACGTCTCGAAGCTCGACATAGGAACCGAGGAGGAAACCAAGGAACTCCGGGACTACCGGAGCCCGGGAGGCGGGGTCATCAACGAGGTGCGTCGCATCACCGGCGTGACCTTGGCCATGACCTTGCACGATTTGTCCCCCGAAAATCTCGCGATGGCCCTCTACGGCACCACCGAGGCCGTGGCGGCCGGATCCGTAACGGACGAGACGGTGACTGCGCAGGTTGGGGCCCTCGTGCGGTTGGCACACACAGGGATCAGCAACGTGGTGGTCCAGGACGAGACGGACACCACCACCTACACGGCCGGGACGGACTACGAGGTGCGACCGGGCGGAATCTTCATTCTCAGCACCGGCGCCATCACGGATGGCGAAACCCTGCATGTGGCCTACGACTACGGGGCCCAGGACGTGGTGCAGGCCCTGGACGGAGCCCAGGGCACCTATGAGCTGGTCTTCGAGGGGCTCAACGAGGCGCGGAGCGGAAAGCCGGTGATCGTGGATGTGTGGCGGGCTCGATTCGGGGCGGCCGGCACCATCAGCTTCATCGGAGACGACTACGCCGGGCTGGAGATCAGCGGGAAGGCGCTCAAAGACACCAGCAAGCCGTCCGGAACGAGCCAATACTTCCGTGTGACGCTGGTTGAGTAATTTGGGCCTCCGTCCGACTCCGGGGTGCCGCCGGGATTCGAGAGGGCCGCGAGTCCTGTGGTCACCCGGTTGCACCCCCTTTCTTTTTATATAGGATCAGGCGATGGCGAATCCTTACAAGCTGCAGATCACTATCTCCGCCGATACCCGAGAGGCAACCAGCAACGTTGACCGGCTCAACGAGGAATTCGGTGAGTTGCTGAAATCTCTCGGAAAAACGCCCGAAGATATAAGGACGTTTTCCAAGCTCGCCCAGGATTTCATCGCCACGGGGCAGGCGGCGGACTATGTCGACAAAGAAACCCACGAATTGCTGGTCTCCTACCGGGATCTGGTCAATGTCGCCAAGAGTCGGGACATCCTGGGTCTGGTGCCGCATACGGAGATTCAACGGCAGATTCGCGAAGTGGAGGCCGCTTTTGATTCGCTCAAAAAGTCCGGGGTGCTCAGCCAGCAGGAAATCGCCCAGGCCGCCGTCGCCACCCAACGCCGCATCGCCGATCTCAAGCGCCAGACCAACGATTTTGCCGGAGCTCTCCAGGCGGCCAAGGCGGAATTGGCCGGCCTGGCCGCCGCCGGAGGTGGGCTCACCTTGGCCATCCGGCAGGCGATGGATTTCGAATCCGCGATGGCCGAAGTGGCCAAGGTCACCGGCGCAACGGACCAGCAGATCCAGCGGCTCGGGGACGAAATCAAGGATCTCACGCGCACCATCCCCATGTCCGCCGACGAGCTGGCACGGCTGGCCGCGGCCGGGGGGCAGCTCGGCATCCCCATCCAACACCTCCGTGAATTCACCGAGCTGGCTGCCCAGATGGCCACGGCGTTCAACATGGGCGCCGACGAGGCCGGCCAGGCCATCGCCAGGCTCATGAACGTCTTCAACCTCACTCTGGAGCAGGTGCAGTCCGTCGGGGACGCGGTGAACACCCTCGGAAACAACATGGCCACCACCGAGCGGGACATCGTGGAGGTCATGTCCCGCATCGGAGGACAGAGCCGGCAGTTCGGGCTTGCGGCGGACCAGGCGGCGGCTCTCGGCGCCGCCATACTGAGCCTGGGCAAGACCCCGGAGGTGGCCGCCACCGGCATCAACGCCCTGCTTGCCAAGCTCCAGACGGCCAAGGTCGCCGGCAAGGACTTCCAGGAGGCGCTGCAGCGGATCGGCATCGACGCCGAACAACTCGCTGCGTCCATCCGCGAGAACCCCCAACAGGCCCTGGTGGAATTCCTCCGCACGCTGCAGCGGATCGAGCCGATGGCACGGTCCGAGGTCCTGGTGAAGCTCTTCGGGCTGGAATACCAGGACGACATCAGCGCTCTCATCGCGAGCCTGGGCCAGTACGAACGGGCCCTGGGGCTCGTCTCCGACCGGCAGCGCACCGCCGGCGCCATGCAGGATGAATTCAAGCGGCGTCTGCAGACCACAGAGGCACAAATCCAGCTGCTCGCGAATTCCGTTGAGGCCATCGCCATCAACATCGGGTCCACTTTTCTCCCGGCGGTGAACAAGATCGCCGGAGGGCTGTCGGACGCCTCCCGGGCCATAGCGGATTTCGCCGAGCGGTTTCCCTTGATCACCCAGCTGGCCACCACGTTGGCCACCGTGGCGGCTGCCGCAGGAGCCCTGAAGGCCGCTTTATTGGCAGCCAGGCTGGCGGGGATCTCCCTGGGCATGGATGCCGGAAAGGCCATCGCCTCCATGAATCTCCCCATCGGGCAAGCCATCGGGGCCCTGGGTCGTCTGAATTCCGCTTTCGCCGTCATCAGCGCCTTCCTGGTGGGTTGGGACATCGGGAAGTGGCTGTCCGATGAGTTCGAGATCGCGCGAAAAGCCGGCGTCTTCTTGGTTGAGTCGCTGGTGAAGGGCTTTGAGTATCTTCGCTATGCATGGGAGGTGACCAAGGCCGCCTTCACCGACGACACCATCGACGAAGCCACGCGGCGCCACGAGGAGCGCCTGCGGCAGATGTCCACCATCTTCGATGAGATGTACCGGGAGGTGGAAGACGGAAGCTGGAAGGCGTCTCAGAGTGCCGCGCAGGCGGCCCAGGCCTCGGCCGATTCGGCTAAGCAGACCGTCCAAGAGACGGCCCGGGCCATGCAAGAGATCATGGCCCAGGCCGGCGGCGCGGTGCAGTCCCAAGCCGCGGACGTCAAGGCCCAGTTGGAATCCGTCGTAGCGAGCGGTAAGGCGGCGGCGGAAGAGATCGACAAGGCCCTGCAGGCCGCCCTGGCCGAACGGGACTACACCCAGATCGAGGCCCTGGTGCTCGGGCTCGACAAGGTGCGGATGCTCGGCGAAGAGGCCGCAGCCACCGTGGACCAGCGGCTGGCCGCAGCCCTGCAGAAGCTGTCGGCACAAGACCTGGCCGACTTCCAGACGAAGGCCGAGATCGCCTTCCAGTCGGCCGGCAGAGATGCGGCGGATTTCGCCTGGGTCCTGGAGGCCGGGGTATCCGCATCGCTTGCGAAACTCGGCGTGGACGTGGAACGGTTCCGGTCCGGCATGACCGGCGCCGAAAAGGATGCCGTGACCCTCTTCGATTCCGTGGCGTCGAGCGCCACGGCGTCATCCGACATGATCCTGGCCGCCTTCGAGGCGATCATAGGCAAGGTGCAGAGCATGGCGGCCATCGACGCCCTGAGGGCGCAGCTCCAGGACCTCGGGGCCTCGGGGGCCCTGTCCGTCGATCAGGTGGCCCAGGCCATGAGGCGATTGGACCAGGCGGCAGGCGATGCGGCCCGTGCCCTGGATCCCGTATCCCAGGCAATGGAACGCCTGGGGGTGGAAAGCGCTGCGGAGCTGGATCGTCTGGCGGAGCAGGCCCGCCGTGATTTCGAGACCATTCGCGATTCCGGGAAAGCCACGGCCGGCGAGATCGCCCAGGCCTTCGAGGCCTATGCCCGCGCCGCCATGAAGGCGGCTCAGGCCCACGGACAGGCCCAGGCCGTGGCCACCGCCGAGACCTTGGAATCCCAGCGGGCCGTGTATGGGCTCCGCGAAGAGCTGGAAAAGACGGGCCGGGTGGGAGAGGAGGCCACGCAAAAAATTGCGGACGGCATGAAGGACGTCTCCGCATCGGCCAAGCAGGCGGCGGAGGCCGTGAAGGATGCCGGCAAGGCCACCCGGGAAGAAGCTGAAAAGTCCAAGGAGGTCACCCATGTCACCCGCATGGCCGACGTGGTGAGGGGGTGGGAGGCTCTATCGGACGTCGGAAAGCGGGAGATGGAACGCCTTTCCGACGCCGTGATCCAGGAAAGCTACAAGATTCTTGCCAGCGGAGGTTGGGCGTTCAAGAACTACTCCCTGGAGCGGTTCCGACAGACGGCCAAGGAAGTCTCCGATGCCGTGGCCGAGTTGGACCGGCTGCAAATGCAATTCGACGCCACGGGGATCAACGAGCTCATCTCCAAACAGGTTCAGCAGATCGTTTCGGAATTCGGCGGATTCATCGATCTTTCCAAGTATTCCGTGGTGGACGCCGTCAAGAAGGCCCGTGCCCCTCAAACCGGCGCTCAGACGGCGGCCGTGCCTACAGCCGCAGGCGCACCTGTTCCTTCCGCACCGGCGCCATCACAAGCCTTTGCGGACACTCGGAACATGGAGCGTCTGCTTGCGGAGATCGCTGGATACGTGGAGGCCATCGCCCGGCGCGTCTCCGGCGCCTCGCTATCGCCGGAACAGCTGGCGGCCGCCGTTGTGAGCGGCCTGAGCACGGCCGGGGCGGCGTCCTAACCTGAAAGGTGTCGCAATGACATTGGACGGCATCACTCTTCCAGAAGGACTCACCTGGTCGGACCGCTACGACTGGACGCCCGTGGTGCAGACCGTCTCCGTGAGCGTCACCGGGACGGTCATCGTCCAGGAGGGGGCCCAAACGGCCGGCCGGCCCATCACGCTCACGGCGGCGGGCGGCGAACACTGCTGGATTTCCAAAGCCGACCTGGATCAGCTCTACGGGCTCACGTCCGATGCCGGACGCACCATGACCCTGGAGCTGGCTCCAGGGGACGTGCGGCAGGTGATCTGGCGCCGAGATAAGCAACCCATCGAGGCCAGGCCGGTCCTGGAAGTGACGGACCCGGCGGACGATACCTGGTATGTGCTCGCAGCGCTCAGGATGTTGGAGGTGTAGGAATGGCGATCACCGAAGCCGATATCAAGCTCCTCAAGTCGGAACGGATGCAGGACACGGACGACGGCGGCGGGCGCATGACCGGCCAGGAGGTAGTGGACGGCGAGTCCAACAACATCTTTCCGGACATTTCCGAGCTGGACCGGACCTATGGGCGCGTGAGCCTGAGGAAGCTGTTCCCTGCCGTGCTTACGTCGGACACGTCCGTCTATTACGGGGCCAACGTGATCGTGGCCGAACCTCCCGAAGACGAGTTCGTCCACGCGTCCATCTTCCGCATCGCAACGGACGACATGTTTTTCAATGAGCGTGAAGAGGCCAGGAACAAGCTGGAAAGCTACCTGGCCATAGGGCCGGTGGCCCCGATGCGCCTGGTGGGCAATCACTACGAGGGCCAGCGGTCCATCCTGTGCTACCAGCTGCAGTCGGATCCATTGCCGGGTGCCGGGGAAGTGTACGTCCTCAAGGACGACACCCACGAGCAGTACGTGCGGGTGTTGTCCGTGGAGAGCCGGGTCGCCACCTACTATGACGACAAGGGGGCGTTCGAACGCCTGGAACTCACGCTGGAGATCAGCGATCCGCTACGCTACGATTTCGAGGCCGGCTCTGTGTCCCGCTACACCTACTATGACCCTCCCACCAAGATCCACCGCACCAACGTGGTGGAAGCCGTGAGCTATTACGGGGTATCGCCGTTGGCCCAGGCTACGGACCTGGGCGCGATGACCATCCGGGTGGACCGCTACAAGACGCCCCTGGTGCCGAGCACGCAGGCGGAATCAGCCATGTTGGACATTCCGGCCGGGTCCGTGCGGACCGTAGATGTGTCCGGTGGCACCCGGTCGGACACCGTGAACCAGGTGAGCTACACTTACAGCTACGCCATCGAAGATGCCAACCGCCAGTACAACTACGTCTTTCAGCTCACACCCAAACCGGCTCCAGGCACTCTGGAAGTCAGCTACCGATCCCGGGACAAGTGGTACGTGATCTTCGATGAAGCCAGCGATGGAAGCCTCACGGGCGAGGGATCCGGAACGGTCAACTACGCGACCGGGTCCGTTTCCGTCACCCTCCGGGATCTCCCAGACACGGGCACGGCCATCATGCTGGGCTGGGGTACGGGGGACAAGTACATCCAGGGTTCCTCCATCGACGTGGATCTGCCTCAGTATCGGCACACCGTGGCGCATCCGCCCATCGCGCCGAGTTCCGTTTCCATCACCTGGGATGCCGGCGGATCGCCGAAGACCATTACGGACGACGGGGCCGGGAACCTGACCGGGGACGGCACGGGGTACGTGCTGTACGGCGACGGCCTGGTGGTCTTCAGGCCCACGGAACTTCCCGATCCCGACACGTCTCCTCTCTTGTCGTACCAGGGCTATTTCGAGCCGGTGCAAGAGGATTTTCAGGACGTGCCAGTCGTTAACGACGAAGCCACGGTGACCTTGCAGGCACAGCCGGACGCCGGGTCCGTGCGGGTGAAATACACGGTCCGCGCCTTTACGGCCAATGTGGACACCCCGGGATTCAAGGTGATCTGCCAGGGCGTGACGGTGGCCACGGGGCAAGGTCCGGTACAGATGCCCAACGGGTCCACGCTGGAAGTGGTGGCGGAAAGCAATACGCGGCTCCGGATCGGCATGACGGCGAGCGCATCAGGCGACCTGCCGTTCGGGAGCTTGGACCTGGTGAATAAGACAGTGACCGTGCCCACTGAAATCCAGTACTACGCCCAGCATGCGGTCTACGACACGGTCTGCCGGGCAAATCCCTGCGGCAATGATCCCCAGACTGGCCTTCAGATGTACTGCACTTCGTGCGGCCCCGAATTTCAGGGCTACGATTGGAACACCACCACCTCGGCCACCACATCCATCGACGGAACGGTGGACATCAATGTGGACTACATCGCCCAGGGGACACAGCTGGAGTCGTACGATGAGAATGTGCCAGGCCAGTCCATGTTGGTGCGACTCCAGCCCGCGAGCAACGCGGCCGTGGTGCCCGGCACGGTCCAATTCCGCCTATCCGGACATACATTCATCGACATCGAGGGCGAAATTCACATGGATCCGGACCCCGGCACGGGCGTCGGAACTCCGGCCGGCACCATCGACTATCAGACCGGGGACGTCACACTGACCTACTGGGCTACCGGGACGTTTTCCTTTGCCTTGGACTCCCTGCTCCTGGAAGTGTCGCCCAGGCTGACCACCGAGCTCACCTGGCGCACGGCATCCGCTCCGTGCCGGCCTGCGAGCCTGACGCTTGCGGTGATGGCCGAGGACGGGGAACTGCTCACGGCATCGGCGGATCTGGACGGAAATGTGACCGGGGATTGGGTGGACGGCGGGATCGACGTGCAGACCGGCGTCGTGGGCGTGCGGTTCGGCCAATATCGGCAGGCATCCACTCTGACCGAGGAAGAGAAGGCCGGGTGGTACCGAGAGGAGGACGTTTTGCCGGACGGGACCATCTGGATGCCCCGGAAGGTCATCCCCAACACGGCCCGGTATAACGTCGTGGTGTACGTCTACATGCCCCTATCCGCGGATATCCTGGGCCTGGACCCGGTTCGCCTCCCGATGGACGGCCAGGTGCCCATCTTCCGGGTGGGGGACGTCATCGTCGTCCACCACACGCAGACCACCACCATCGCCAGCCCCAGTAACGGGCAAGTGATCGACACCGGACGGGTCCGTCTCTCCTATGCCAAGCTGTTCGACGGGAACGGGGATCCGGTGCCTACCGATCGCTACACGGTGGACCTGGACGCCGGCACGGTGACCCTGATGGACGTGAGCGGCCTGGTAACGCCCCTGTCCCTGGAAGACCGCATCGAGGACATGGCTCTGGTGAGCGACCTGGAGATCAACGGCACGCTCCAGCTCACACGAGCTCTCTCCCATGCGTATCCTGCAGGGAGCTATGTTTCCAGCGCTCTTGTCATCGGAGACATGTGGGCCCGGGTGGGGGGGTTCTTCAGTCAGGCGACATGGACCGGCGAGTGGAGCGACGAGCGGATAGGCAGCGACACCACCGGAAAATACAACAGAACGGCCTACCCCATCGAGGTCACCAACGAGGGTACCATCACCGAGCGGTGGGCCATCATCTTTACGTCGTCCACGACATTCAAGCTTGTGGGCGAGTACGTGGGGCAGATCGCCCTGGGAGACATCACGAGCGATTTCGCCCCCCTGAATCCAGAGACCGGGGAGCCGTATTTCGTGGTCCGCGCCGGCGGCTGGGGGTCCGGTTGGGCCACGGGAAACGTGCTCCGCATGAACACGATCGGAGCGAACTATCCGATCTGGGTGGCCCGCACGGTGCTGCAGAGCGAGGCGGCATCGGGATCGGACCGTTTCAGGATCTGCATCCGTGGCGATGTGGATACGCCCTAGCAAGGAGTGATGGATGGCCAGATTTCCGACTGATGTAAAGGTCTACCGCTATACAGACCAGGGCGCACCGCAGCTTACCGGGGCCGCCGGGTCCCTGGTGGCTCTCCTGAAAGCAACCCTCGTGGACGGTTACGGGTCCGAGGTGGTTACGACGATGGAACGCTCCGGCCAGGAAGTGACCGTGACCATCCAGGGCGGGCATGCGTTCCCTAAGTATGCCGTCGTGGAAATCAGCGGCGCCAACGAAACGGATTACAACGGCCAGCACCGGATCGAATCCGTGACGTCCACCACGTTCACCTTCACGCTTCCGGACGGCGTCACGCCCGCGAGCCCGGCCACGGGAACCATCTCCGTCAAGATGGCCCCTGCCGGCTGGGCGAGGCCTTTCGCCTCCGGCGATAACCTCCGTGCAGCCTTCAGGCCGACGCCACCGGAAGCCACGGGCTTTTATCTCTACGTGGACGACACCAACGCCTGGACGCGACGCGCGGGAGCCAAGGGCTACGAACTGATGACGGACATCGACACGCGCTCCGTCCCATTTCCTTACTCTGAAGCCGACGACCAATGGGTGTGGTGGTACAAGTCAGACGACGACGCGAAAGCGCGTCCGTGGGCGTTGGTGGCGGATGCTCGGATGTTTTATCTGTGGGTAAATTTCAATTCAAATAACGGCCAACGTATCTATGCGTTTGGAGATATCGTCCCGCTCTTTTCTGCTGACCAGTGGTGTTGTGTTGTCCAAGGTCATTCCAGTTCTTCGGATAACAATTACTGCGGCGGCATGTTTACACTGACGCACGCCGAAACAACAGGCGTAGGTGGGTGCGTGATTCATAGGAATCACATTGGAACAGTCGTGGGGAGGCAACTTCTACCTTTGTGGCCCTTTGCTCCGCAAAGAGTTGTTTACAACACTCACGACCTCTTCCCTGCCGCCATTGGCGGAGTGCAGAATATCCCATTCCCTCATCCAACCAACATGGGGACCCTGACTGCGCCAGTCTATATGTTTGAGAGCGCTTTGGGTGATCAGGTCGTGCGCGGCCGTCTGCCAGGCGTCGTTGGACCGACACACGTCATCCCCTATAATGATCTCGAAGTCATTGGGACGGGAGGGAATCAATACATCGCCTTCAAGGTGTGGGCGAGCAGGGGTGCATACAGCTCCACTACCAGTGGTCCGCGTCAGGGCCAGGTTTTGATCGACATCATCGGACCCTGGAGGGAGTGATATGGGCTGGCTGACTGGGTGGACGTGTAGACGACAAATCACAGTGCGAGCTGTGCCGGGGGCTGGCACGGATTATCAAATATGCCTGCGAATCGCGGAGAATCTTACTACGGAAGCGGCTCATTTATCCTTGCTAGGACAGAGCGCCCTCTTTCCTACGGATAAGAACGATTCCGGGGATATTCGATTTACGACATCTGACGGACAAACATTGTGTCCGCTATGGGTAGAAAGGGTAACCGGGACGTCCCCAAACCGCGTTGCCACCGTTTGGGTCAAGGTGCCGGTAAGCCTCGAAACGGATCAGGTGTTGTATTGTTATTTCGGGAATGCTGGCGCATCGAATGTGAGCAGCGGCACTGACGTGTTTTTGGTATTTGACGATTTCGATGGGGGTTCACTGGACACAAATTTATGGGACGCATGGGGTTTCGGCTCTGCTAACTGGAGTGTTTCGGTTTCTGGGGGTGAGGCCGTCGTAGCTTCAAATGACTCTGGCACAGGGGCGTCCCTTCAGTTCAAGACGGGATTAACCTTGCCGATCCGATACGGCGGGGCCTTTCGTGGGGTGTTTAATTCATCTTATGGAGAATTCTATGCCAGCAACATATATTCTAATCCACCATCGGTGAGCGACTTTGTACGGCATGGATATGTGTATTCGTCAGGGGTTTCGTTTTACTATACAAAGCGCACGGGCGGAACATTATATAACTACCAGAAATTTTCAAGATCGCAGCCGTCGGTAACCACTCCCTTCCTGGTCTATTATGGGGTGGGAAAGTCGTTGTATTATGAAAACGGCGTCCAGGTAAATACCATAACAACACAAGATAGGTACACAACCGAAACGCTTTTCGCGTTGCTTCAGTCTTACAATAATGCTGTCATATATGCAGACTATCTGTATTTGTGCAAAGCCGTTGAGACTGATGTGGCGGAAACCTTCTGGTGTCCGTCATGTATCGAAACATCTGACGTTGCGCCGTTGCAACCGCAAGCGTTTTCGGTCCTGGGCGAGATCTCGACGTTGCGCAACACCCATCGGGCCGATATGGGGATATTTCATGGCACCGGAGTAATTACCGGGTCTGTATCAGTCCAGGGAACTCCTGCGAGACGTCGGGTGTTGTTGCTAGACCGAAAGACGCTCCGTGTGTTGGGCATTGCGTGGTCCGATCCCGTGACTGGCGGTTACGAGTTCCAGGGATTGAATACGGCACGAGATTACATGGTGGTGTGTGACGATTACACACGTTCCTACAATGCAGCAGTGGCGGATTGGGTCCGCCCGGAGGAGGTGAGCTGATGATTTCCCTGAACACGGATCTCAAGAACGCCCGGCTCACGGCCATTAAGGACGCCATCGACGCTGATGCCAGCCCCGGCGTCCTGAGAATCTACACCGACCCGGTGCCGAGCCCTGGAGACGCCGTAACCACCCAGACCCTCTTGGCTGAATTGACGTTCTCGAAGCCGTGCGGCTCCGTCTCCAATGGGGTTCTGACGTTCGATCCCATCACCGAGGAAGACCTTGCCCCGGCCACAGGTACGGCCACGTGGGGGCGCATCCTGGACGGAGCGGGCACGTGGGTGGGCGATGTGGACGTAGGTGTGCCTGGGTCTGGAGCCGCCATAGAGCTCAACACTACGTCCATCTATGAGGGAGGCATCGTTCGCATCACCTCCGGGCAAATTTCGGAGGCCTGACGCTGGCCGCCTGACGGTGCCCGCCATGTCCAGCCGAAAACGATCGGCCGCCTAGTTCACTCCGGGGCGGCTCAATTTGTAGGAGCCGATGGAGACGCAACGCCCCCCCATTGATCTGGACCTGCACCAACCCCTGCCGGCATCGCTGGATTTCCGGTTTGGCGTATCGGTGCCGCTCTCGTCAGGAGCGCTGTCGGCCGCCTTGCAGCCCGTTATGGCGTCACAAGCCGCGGTCGGGGTGTCCGGAACGGTGGTCGGGGACGCCTCTCCGGTCATGTCGTGGGACGCAGCTGAAGGCGCGCAGGGATCATGGGATGCACGGACGACCCAGGCCGTGGCGGACATGACCGGCACCTTTTCGTTTTACGTGACCGGGCTGCTGGACGTGGATGCGTCTCCCAGTGGCTGGATCCAGGGTTTTTATGGGCCCGCCGGCACTCTGGCGGCCAAAGCAGAGAGCATCGCTCAGTTCCAGGGGCGCTCGATCCAGGTGGTGATTGGTTCTGCTGCTCAGGACATGATGGCGCATCCCATGATGGTCGGAAAACAGGGATGCGTTTCGGTGTTTCAAGCAGAAGTTGAGGCTGCCCCAAGCTGGACCGGCCGGCAGGGAGCCGGTGGATTCTGGGCGTCCGGCCTGCCGGCTCTGGCAGGAATGCACGCTGACGGCGAGTGGGACGCCAACGCGTTCCGGGGCCCCGTGGCCGCACCCTGTGTCCCGTTCGCGGGTCCTCGGAGGGTGGTGGCACAACCCGGAATCCCCTGGGATTACGGAGCGCGTTTGCGGCCTGATACCGTGGAGCGATGGGCAGAAGCCGGATGCGCCGTAAACGATATGGTAGCACGGCACAGGAGCCTGGAACGTTATCCGGTTCGAACTGCGGCGGTGCACACGGAGGCGTCTCCTGTTTCCGTCGTCGTGGGCGGCCCGTACGTGGCCACGTACCGACGCCATCAGCAGCGTGCGTCTGGCTGGACAGAGGGAATCTCTCTGGAAACGGCCCTCCTGGGCCCGTGGGTGCGATTGTGGCGGCGCCGTGCCGTTCCCCGGTTCCCGTGGGACCGCGCGGCCACGGCGGTCGAGAGGTGCCTTGAAGGCCCGTGGCTGCTCCTGTCCAGGCTGAACCATATCCCTCACCAGTGTCGGCGATCGCTGTGGGAGGACGCACGCCGGGCTCCCTGGATATGGCCTTGGCCTCCGCCGGCTCCCCCGGAGCAGCCGGAACCGGAGCCCTTCATTCCGAACTTGGATTTCGACCTGGGCTGCGTGCTCCCGTCTCCCGTCTGGACCGGAGCGGATTTTTTCCTGGACATCGAGACTTGCGACCGGGTCAAGCCCCACGGTTGGCTCCCCCCGGTTGCCCCGAGGGTCATTATCGTGATTCACACCTTATCCATCGTGACGCTTCCCGACGGAACGCCCATTCCTTGCGACGAGGTGCAGGTGGTGACGGACCTCGACAGCTGGGCGTGGAGATGGTCCGCGTCCGTGAGGGGGGCGGCTGAGGAACTGGCCCAGACACAGAAGGAAATCGAGCTCACCGTGGACTCCCTGATCTGGCGGGGCATCACGGAATCCTACGACGCGGAGCGCCTGTTCGGAGCCGTGGCCGCTCGGGTCGGCGGTCGATCTCTCTCCGCCTATCTTGCCGAGCCGTTCACGGACCCGAGGGCCCGAATCGAATCCACGAACCGCACGGCGAACCAGCTGGCTGAAGACGAGCTCTACAACACAGGATGGGCTCTGGACTGGAACACGGTGGATTGGCTGGTACCGGCCGGGGCCTTTGCCTACGACGCCTTGACCCCCATCGGGGCCGTGAAGCAGATCGCCGAGGCCTGCGGCGCCGTGGTGCAGTCCCATCCCTGGGACACCAGGATCATCGTCTTGCCGCGGTATCCGGTCTCGGCCTGGGAACTGGACGCCGCCCAGCCGGACGTGACGATCCCGGCGGGAGTCATCACGCGCATGAGCACCCGGTGGCAGCCAAACGCCCTTTATCGAGGCGTTTGGGTCTTCGGTCGGTCCCAGGGGGTCGGGGTTCGAGTGTATCGGACCGGCACGGACGGGGACCCATACGCCCAGATGGTGGTGGACCCGCTCGTCACCCACGTGGACGCCGGCAGGGAGCGCGGGCGAAACATCCTTTCCGGATCCGGCAAGCGGGCCGTCATAACGGCCACCATGCCCCTGCTTCCCGAAGTGGGACTGATCGTTCCGGGCTCCATCGTGGAGGTGTCAGACACGCCGTCCTGGAAGGCTTACGCCGTGGGCGTCTCCATATCGGCCTCCCTCGGCAAGGTCATCCAGACGGTCACACTTGAGCGCCCCTATGAGGTGGCATGAGAAGGAGGAATGCCATGAAGAAGATCATCTTGGCACTGATTCTGGCCCTTGTGTTCGCGGGAGCCGCAACAGCCCAGGACGAATCCCAGCCGCAAACTCTTCCGGGCCCGATCCAGGTGGATCTTGGCGAGGGCAACGGGGCCGTCATTGTCGTTGGCGACGGCAACAGCATCTATCTGCCGCCAACAGATGAACAAGCCTGTGAGCCATCCACTGCCTTCGCGCAGTCTGGCGGTTTTGTCCTGGTCGTGAACGATCTTGTGATTGAGTCCGAAGGCTTGCAGGTGCCCTTCAGTCGGGTGGTGCTATGGATTGCGGATGATGGGCAAGTGTCCGTCGTCAGCGCCCGGCAATAAATGGGGGACCTTCATGACCAACGTGTGGACGCAATTCAGGAAGCTGCTGCCGTCTCAGGCGGTTCTTTCCGGCACAGTGGAAGCCCAGCACTCCGACGGCACCAGCACGGTGACCCTTCCGGACGGTGCCCAGGTGCGCGTCCTCGGCACCCAGGTGGCCGTCGGAAACCGGGCCTTGATTCGCGGCGGGGAAATCATCTCGGAAGCCCCCACGCTGCCGACCTACGACGCGGAGGTCTGAGAAACAATGGGTTTTCTCGCACCACTGAGAGTAGAGCTCATCGGCCACAACACATGGCGTCTTACGGGCCCCTTGAAATACAAGGACAAGGACGGCCGCATCATCTCGGTCCCGAGCGGATTCGTCACGGACTTTGCGAGTGTTCCTCGTATTCCGATCGCGTGGTTGCTGGCGGGGGACACCGGGCATCGCGCGGCCGTCATTCATGATTGGCTCTATCAATCGCACGAGAGATCAAGGGCTGAGGCAGACGCGATATTTTACCGAATTCTCAGAGAAGACGGCGAGCCCCTGTGGCGGGCGGCCTCGATGTATGTGGCCGTGCGTCTTTTCGGAGGCCCGGCGTACTATCGCCACGACGTGGCTTCGATAACATAGCAACGTGAGGAAACCATGGAACAGAAAGAGCCCATGAACCTCTTGGTGGTGGATGACGACGAGACAATTCGGGCGTTCATTCGCGAGGCCATTCAGCCCCTCGGGATGGTTGATCGCATATATGAGGCGGACTGCGTGGAAGACGCTATTCGCCTCATCGAAAGCGGATCCCATCAAATTGTAATTCTAGACCTCTTGCTGGATCGCGACGCCAGCTCGGGACGTTGTTTGGCCACGCGTGTGAGGGAACGCAATAGTGACGCCGTCATCATTGTCATCACCGGATTTCCGCATGAGCTCTACAAACGTGAACTTTTGGAAGTGCCCATAGACGATTTTCTTATCAAACCGTTCAGCGTGGAAAAACTTCGTGAGGCCATGGTCCGGGCCCAAACGAGATACCGCCGCCGGGTTTTGTTGACGAGGTGCTTCGAGGAGCGAGAGCGGATGTTCATGCAAGAGCTGGAAAAACTCAA